CAAGGCCCCGGAGGCTTGGGTATTGCGGTCGCCGGTCCTGTCGCAGATCCGGGCGCAGCAGAGAGGTGCACATGCTGCGAGAAGCTCAGGCCCTTCACGACCATGTCGCCCGCCGTTTCAATCGTGCCGTCCTTGCCAATCGTCACGCCGTTGAGCGCGATGGTGCCGCCCTTGATGTCGAAGTCGCCGTTCGGACTCATCTCGAAGGTGCCCACCGCATTGCTGATCACGACCGAGCCATCGGCCTTCAGCCAAAGCTCAGCGATGGGCGCGCCATCCGCTTTGCGCGCGTACAGGCGCTTCTCGCCCGGACCCGCCTTGCCAGCGTTCCGCACGTCGGCGTAACCCGTGGCGTGCTCGCCTCCCGACCCACTTGATTCGTCGAGCGCGACGTAATCCCCGGGCAGCGGGGCGGAGTCGTCACCCGGGTCGGCGAAGTGCGGCGCCGTGACGATGTTGCCTCCATCGGGATCGCACTTCACGTCGGCTCCGTGGGCCCCGTCTTCGATCACGCGATCGAACGATAGGAGATAGGCGACGCGGCTCATGCCTCTTCCCACGGCATGCGAGGTGGGGCTTCGCCACTGAAAGCACCTGGAAGCACGAGCCCGAGCGACGCGGTGCGCTCACCTTCGCTCTCCTTCAAGTAGACATCTCGCACGAGCAGCTCCATTTCGCTGTAGACCATGGCCCGCGGTGCGAGCAGCGTGATCGTGGTGTTCGGCTCCCACAGCCTGCCGCTTGGATCACGCCAGCTGGGAAGCTGCACGACGTACGTGACGGCATTCGCGAACATCCTTGCCATCTTCGCGCGAACGGCAGCAGGCGCGTCGCCCTTTTCCACGTCATCGAGCGTGAACGACAGTGAGCGCAGGATCGTCCCCGCGAGTCGATCATTTCGCTGCGTGTACTTCGAGCCCGTCGTTCCCCGCTTGGCCGTCGTGAAGCCGGTGATCTCGCTGTAGTACTCCTGCGGGCTGAACGTTGCCGTCACTTCCACTATCCCCGCCTCGCCCTCACGCAGACGTGCGACAGGCTTGCCCGGCTTGACGCTCTGCCAGAGCAGTAGGTCCCCGCGCGCGTTACTGCTTCGCACGACGCCGCGCTGCTTGGCGAGCTCGACCAGGAAGTCGTCGACCTTCGTGTCGTGGTCGACCTTCGTATCCACGCGCGAGCGCTTCCTCTTCGTGTTGACCTTGCGAAACGCCTGCCCCTCGGGCGCGCGCATGTCGACACCAACCCCGTAGATTCCCGCCAGTCGCTGCGCGATCTGCCTGAGCGTCAGCCCGGCCGTCTCGAACGGAACGAGGTTCCCCGGCAGGTTAACGTCTTCGAGTAGAGCTGCCCTCGAGTAGGCGCTGCAACTGACCGTGGTCGAGTCTGCCGCGGCATGCGGAGTGACTCCGACCAGCAGGCCAGCAAACAGCGGGACGCCCCCAAGCGTGCACGAGAGCGGCGTAAACGAGCATGGCCGGAAGGCGTCGCGCATCTCGAGCCGGGTGTGCTCGAACGGCGCGGCAAAGCCCACGCTCGGGTGGCTATCGAGTCCAAGATGAACTTCGAGGTCGTCCCAGGCGCGCCAGGTCTTGCCACCGATCTCGATCCCGACTTCGTCGAGCTCACGTGTAGTAGGCAATCGACGCCCCCGCCGGCAGCTCGAGTATCTCCGAACCGGAAAGCTCGTTCGTGCTGATCAGGGAATCGAGCCGGCTATCGACTGCGCCGTAGACCTCTGCCGCCACGTCGATGATCGTTCGCGGCCGGTCGAGCACGAGTCGCCGCTCCGTGGCCAGCGCAAAGCTCGCCTCGATGAGGTACCCAACGGCGCGCGCCGTCCCATGCTGTAGCGCCTGCTGCGCCCGGCCCGGATCAGGGAGGCCGAGGAAGACGACCGCATACTCGCGCCAGGCGACGAGCTGCCGGAACTGCATGAGCACTTCCTCAGCGGCGTTCAGCGCGGCGGGCTTTGCTTCGAAGCGGGTCTCGTAGACGGTCCGCAGACTACCGCCGACAGCTTGCTGCGCGAAGAAGTCCGACGTCCGAAAGTCGTTCGCCAGCCGCAGTTGACGATCCGCAAGCACCGGGCTCGTGAAGGTGTCGAGGGTCGCGCGGGCGAAGATTCGCTCCGCCAGGTCGCGATAGCCCGCGAGCCGCATCTCAATTCCCACTGCGGCGCGGGCCGGAGCCTGCAGCAGATTGATCACCTGCTGCGCGAGCTGCAGGGGCTGCCCGACCAGCAGATCGATCCCGTAGTTGATCGCACTCTGCGCGTCCCGAAAGGCCGTATCGGCGGCGGTCACTGCGTCCGCTGCGCCGCCCATGGCATCAGCGACAAGCCGAACCAGATCGCGCGAGGTCGACTTCGTCACAGCGCGCGCGGCCGCCGTCTTCGAGTCGACCTGCTCCGCAAACTCTTCGGAGCTGGCAAGGTCCACCGCGTCGAGCGCGGCGAGCAGCTCGTTGCGCGGACTCGCAAGCCCGGACGGGTAGAGCGCCTCCAGCGTAGCGAAGAAGGTGACCTCCACGATCGACTGATTCGCGCCCGTCTTGAGGTCGTCCCGCCGCGTGATCGTGCCGTAGGGGATCGCGTCGAAGGAGCCGTAGAAGGGGTGGTCGAGTCGACCAATCCCACGCTCGAGCAGCCCAACCTCGAACGCGGTCGCCGCCAGGTCATGGCTCTCGCCGGTGAAGAAGCAGCGCAGCGGGTAGCGCCGGACGCCATACCCGTTGTCCTGGACATAGCCGCCGTCGACACCCGGGAACTGAAACAGCGCGGTGCGCTTGTCGGTCTCGCGCGAGACGTCCTCGTAGAGGAAGGTCATCCGGATTCCGCTCGGAGGCGTATAGGCCCCCTCACGCACGCGATCCTGCCAGGCCACTAGAAGCTGCCTGACCGCGCGAGCGAAAGGCTCATGTTGGCGCCCGGCGAATGCTTCGAGAAGCTGGCCTTGCCGGTCTGGTCGCGAATCACGAGCTCGCTCTGGTTGGTCGTGGTGGTTTCGCTGATCGAGCGGGCAACACGGTCGGCGGGGCTGACGACTTGCGGCCCCGTCGTGGGTGGACTCGTCCCTTCGCCGGGCTCTTCGTCCGTCCCGAGGACCGAGCGCCCAAGCGCGCGCACCTTGTCCACGGCCCACGTGATCTTGTCGAAGATCGGAGCGAGCACGCTCTCGAAGATGCCGGCAATGCCCGCCCAGAGCTTCGAAAAGAAGCCCGTCAGCGCGCCCCAGATCGTCGTGAATCCCTCGTACCAGACCTTGCCGACCGCCAGGACGGCGTCAAATGCCACGCTCGCAACTGCTGTGACTTGATCCCAAAGCCAGCGAAACGCCTCGAAGACAGGATCGATCACGCGGTCGTACAGGAAACCACCGACCGTCGCCAAGATCTGGAAGAGCGGGTCCAGGATTGGCTTCCAGATCAACACAACCATGCCGACGATGAATTCGAAATAGCCCATCAGGATAGGTTTCAAGACACCCCAGAGAGCGCTGAATACCCCCACCACTTTCTCGACGATGAAGCCGGCCATGTCGACCACGCCTTGCCAGATCGCCGCGAAGAAGGCGACGATATCCGGCCAGAACGCGACGATGAGGGCAAGCGCTGCCGTGATCGCGACGAGCCAGATCGTGAGGGGCGTCGCACTCAGCAACCACACCGCAGCGGTCACCAGCTTGATCGCCACTGCGACCGCCGTGATGACCGCGATGAAGCGCGCGATCCGACCCGCCCATGCAAGGATGGTGTCGAGGTTGTCCGCGATCCACTTGAAGGCGTTCCCGATGCCTTCGACAATCGCCGCTTGGTTCTTGCTGAGCCAGGCGTCCATCTGCTGGATGACCTTGCGCAACGGGCCACTCTGAAGCGCATAGACATCGATCAAAAAGGTGTTGAAGCCTTCCTTGAGACGGTCGATGTCGCCGCCGAGAGTATTCATGCGGATCTTCGCCATCTTCTCGGCGGTGCCTGAAGACTTGGACAGCGCGTCTTGCAGGTCGAGATAGCCTCCGCTCGCCTTTCCCAGCGCGTCCTTCAAATTGATCGCGGCGCGCTGTCCACGCATGCCGACCAGCTCCGCGAAGAAAGCTGCCTGCGCCATGTTGCCGCCTGCACCCTTCGCGGCCTGCGTGAACGCCTTCAAGACTTCCACCGGGCTCTTCATGTTGCCGGCTGCATCTTGAAAGGAGATCCCGAACTTCTTCATCTTGCCGCGCGCTTCATCCGTCGGGTCGCTGAGCTTGGTCAGCATGGTGGCAACCGCCGTGCCAGCCTCGGACGCATCGATGCCCACGTCCTGCAAGAGCGCCGCCATCGCAAGCGCGTCGTTCACGTGAATCCCGAACTGCTTCGCAGTTGGGGCGAGCTTCGACATGCTCTCCGCAAGGGAAGACATGCTGCTGTCGGTCTTCACGCTTGCGAGCGCCATCGCATCCGCGAGGGACTCGGCTTGGCTCGCTTCGAGTCCCATGCCCTTCATGACGTGCGTGACGGCTGCAGTCGTCTCTGCAAGGTCCTCGCCGGCGGCGGACGCCGCGTAGACCATGCCGGGAATCGCGGCCAGGATCTTCTGCTCATCAAGCCCCGCCTTGCTCATCTGCTCCATGGCATGCACGACGTCGGTCGAGCTGAACTGTGTCTCGGCGCCAAGCTTCTTGGCTGCCTTCTCGAGCGCCCCGAGCTGGTTGCGTGTCTGGAGTGACGTCGCCCCGAGGTTCGCCATAGCCTGGTCAAACTCCAGCCCCGGCTGCGCCGCCGCCCAGAGCGTGGCGCCCACACCAGCAACAGCCGCGGCGGCGCCGATCCCGGCATTCTTCAGCCCACCAATCCACTTGTCCGCCACGCCGTCAAGCTGCTTGAAGCTCATCTCGGTCGCCTTCGTGAAGCGCTCCATGCGTGACTGCATCTTCGTGATTGGCGCAGTCATCTTGTCGATCGCGCGGAACACCGCATCGACGCTGAAGCGACCAGCCATGAACCACCTTACTTTCGGCGACGAGCAATGGGTCGACGCGCCACGGGGCCACCCGACGGCTTGGTGTGTTTCTTCAGCTCGGCCCGCAGCCCCGAATAGAAGAAGCGGATCTCGGCCATGGTCAGCGTGCGTGGATCAGGGACGCCCGGGTAGTCGCGGCAGACCTGCAGCAGCATCTCACCGTAGACGGGCAGGAGCGTGTGCCCAGGTTCGCCGCGTAGGGCGTGTAGCCTTGCGTCTTCGCCGCCGCGCACGAGCGGGGTCGAGACGCTCAGCCCAAAAAAAGTTTCACAAACGTCTGACACACCTTGAAGTCGCGACTCGCCAGCTTCGCGAACGTCTTGGCGTCGGTCCGTGTCATGTCCGCCAGGACTGCGATCATCTTCGCCACGTCATGCCCCTTCTTGTGCGCATCGGTCGCCATGAAGGTGGCGCCGGTTGGCTCGTAGAAGGTGATCGCCCGACCGTCGCCTGACTGCGGCGTGAAGACGGGCTGGCCGCGATCA